ATAACATTACTGAACAAACTTTTACCGCTTGACAAATGCCAACAATATTCAGCAATCATACTATGAATATGCGCAATATCTGAATCGCTACCTTCTGTTCCAATTGCTTGCCATCTAGGATTATTAGCTGTGACAAAAAATTTCATAATGTCAATAGCAGGTGTTATACGATTAATAGTAAAATCTGGCATACCACCTTCTTTTAAATGTTCTTTTTCTTCTGCTGAAAGTTGGTCATTTAAATAAAAGTCCATACTTTTTTGAGAATCAGTAAACCATTTTTTTCTAAAATAACTATTAGCCTGATTAAATAAATGTCTATTTACATCGGCTTTGTTTTTTCTTCCACGTTTAGCCATGTGTTACCTTATTACTTTTTCTTTCTTTTTGACTGTATTTTATCATAAACCGTTTTAGCAGCCGCACCTATTCCAGCGCTAGCAAGAGCAGCTTTTTGTGCTTCATTCATAAGAGTATTTTTCAAAGCTCTAATTTCCCAAGCATGTCTTAATTTTTCTGTAGGCATTTGCATTGCGTTTCGTAAATCCATACGATTTTTAACTTTTTTAAGCGTTTTACCTGCTCTTAAACCAGTTCTTACTTTTCCACCTGGAATTGGTGCAAACAAATCTGCTACTGCGATACCTGCTTTACCAGCTTTCATTAAATTTGGTCGTTTAGCCATTTCTTTTGAAATTCTTGACAACATTTTTGCTGTTCTGCGGGCTTCTTTTGCATCACTCATAATATTCTCCGTTTGTTAACTATTTATAAATTCTTTTAAGTTTTTTAGTAACTTTTTTATCAATTTTTTCCATTTTCTTTCTATATTCGGGATTGTTGTATCCGCCTTCAGTTTTTTTATTTAGTCTTTTAATTTTTTTATTTGCTTTTTTATTTACTCTACTTACTTTTTTATCTCTTCTAGCTTCTTTTTTTGCTTGTTTTTGACCTTCGTCATGTCCAAATAAATCTATTCTTGACATAGTATTCTCCGTTAATTAATCTCTTATCTCAAAATGAGGTAAGTCATCAAAGTTGTTATCTTTTAATTCTGTATCTCTATCCCAATCTCCACCCCAACGAACAGTAAGTCCCATTGAAGCTGCAATTCCCATAACAAATCCAGCAAAATATGTAAATCGTTCTCTATCTTTCCAATCTATCGGATAAGGAGCAACGTCTACAGCCAATGATGGATATTGGTTATGTTTACCTTTTGGATATTTAAGTTTACTAAAACCTTCTTCAAATAATTTGTTCTGTTCTTCTTCGCCACGATGACCTTGCAAAACAGTACAATCAAAATCTTCTACTACTCTTTCAAATAGCTCTATTAATCTTGGGTCGCAAGTATTTAATCTTTCTTGTGATTTTTTACCAAAACTTGCCATTATTTAACCTTTTTAATTGCGTTGAATAATCTATTTTGAACTTCTGATAAAATTTCTGCATTACTTTTTGCATCAGGATAAACTGTTTTATATTCTTCGTCACTTAATCCCCAAGTACCTTTTTTCCATTTATTGTATAATGCTTCATTACCATCTTCTAACAAATGAGCTGGAAAACCCATTTTTTTAGCATAGTTTATTTGTTGTATATAATTATCATCAAAGTTTTTTAAACTATAAGCGTTATATAAAGAATCAGCTTCTGCGGTTTTTGCTCCATATACACCATCTACTTCTAATTCAAAACCTAAATCATTTAATCTTTCTTGATAAAAAGAAGTTTCATCTGGAGTCATAGGAGTTGCAATCATTGGAGTTGCAATAGTAGGTTTTCCAGTTGAAGGAGGAGCTGTTCCGATTTTATCTACTTGAGGAGGAGTTCCATCATATAAAGGTTTTTCCATTAATTTAATTTCTCCCTCACCCATTGATTTTTTAATTTCATCCCAGTTAAAGTCTTCTTGTTTGGCTTGTGCCTCTTCAGCTTGTTTCATACCTTCTTTTGTATATGGATATTTTTTATTTCCTACTTGTGGCATAATTTATTCCTTATTTTTTATAAACTTTTTCTGCTCCAGCAATTCCAAAAGAACCTAATGTTACCCAAACAAATGAATTATAAATATTATCGTTAATTATAATTTCTTGTCCTAATAAACCTGTTACTAAATCTACAACTCCAAATACACACATAAGTGCAAAAGAAATAAATCCAATAATAGATTTTTCATTATATTCATTCTTATCTTTAAATATTGCCCACATCTTTCTTCTCCTTTAAGCTATTAACCAATTTTTAGCTTTTTTCTTTGGTTTATACCATCTTGGCTTATTTTCTGACCTATTTTGTTTATAATTAGGGGGAAAAGCATGTAAATTAGCATAATATAGTCCCTCAATTGTGTCATCATGAGCCATTCTTGGTCCAAATGTAATGATTTCATTAATTAAATCAAACATATTTTCTCTAAAATATAAGGAACCTACACTAAAAATGCCAGATAAACCTGAATAAATTCTATTTCTTTTCTGTGTTCCTCCTGGTTTTTCAGGAATTACGCTAATATCGTAACGATTAATTCTCCTCCTTTCATCATTAAGAGCTTGAAAAACACTACGATTCATAGCGACATCTTCTACTGTTGCGCTACTACAATGGTATTTTTTATACAATTCAATAATGTAATCTACTACTCCTTTTTTATCAAATATTTTACCATTTTCATCTTTTGCTCCTAATGTTGGAATACTACGATGTCTTTCGTATTCTAACACATAACGATTATTGTTTGCATCAACTGCGATAACCATAATAACACTAAAGTCTGATTCTTTTGTATCAATATCAGTAGCTGGGTCGCATCCAATAAAAGTATTTACTGGAGTTTTTTCTCCATCCTTCACAATGTATCCCATACCTTCATTGTCGTCATATTCGTAATAACCTTCCCAATATTTTATATGTTTTTGTGTCCAAATAGAATCTTCTTCAGATTGTACTTGCATCATATACTCTTGATAAAACTTAGAAGGCGTTCCACTATCTTGATAGAATTTTTTCTTTTCTTCTAACTTTTCCAATGGAAACCAACCAGGCCACAAAGAACTTCCATCTGGAAGAATTGCTTTATAAGTAATTACTCTCCACGCAAAATCATCTTTGCTTTCTTTTTGACGTTCATAATTAATGATAAGATTATTGATAAAGCTATCAAAGTGCACAGGAGTACCATTGACCCTAAGACGACCAGTATGAGGCTCAATAGCAGGATAAACAACAGCAGTAACGAGGTTACTGTTTTTAGACCTTGCTTCAGCCGTGATAGTATTTGCTTCGTGTTCGAAGTCGTCAAGTATGATGAGGTCGTATCTTTTATGCAATTTAGCACCTCCTCTAATACCCGCAACATTTGATTTACTAATGAGTTTACATCCATTGGATAACTCCACATCTTCTTCTGTCCATTTTTTCCCTTTCAAATTACCAAAGTAATATTTTATTTTATCGTTAAACTCAAAATGGTATTTGATATAATCCATATTACCAGTACTAAGTTTTTGCGTAGCAGATACCCATGCATAAAATAACATATCGTCTTTAGGGCAAAAAACAAAGTCTTTAATAATTGAGCATTTAGTAAGCACAGTCTTTCCATGACCACGAGGCAAAATAACTGCTAGTTGTTTCACTTCTGGGTTATCAATAGCATCAGCCATTTCGTAATGAAATGCAGGTGTTTCACTTCGCATAAAATCATCAGGAAGAAATAACTTCCCGAATGCAATCATGTCTTTACTTGCTAGTCTTAGCGCTTCTTCCGTTTTGCTTATGTTCTGTATCTTGTGCATTTTTAGTTTCTTCTTTTAATATTTTATCCATATAGTTTTTTAAATTATCTTCATCTTTATTCATACGAATATATTTATCAACTACATTGTCCATCATCATTACATGTCTTTGCAATATTTGTAATTGCATATTTAGTTCTTTAATTGCTCTTACTAAATCATGTTTAGATAATGTGGGTTTTTTTGTTTTAGCCACCTTGTCCTACCTTTCTTTTTTTGTAATTAGGACTTTCCTTAGTATAGTATTTAGTATTTTTACCCATACCTTGTCTAGTCTTCTTCTTTCTTTTAACCCTCTTTTGGAAGGTTCCGAATATTCTTCTTCTCATTTATTTCTTCTTTTTCTTTTTCTTTTTTGGTCTACCGACTTTACCGCCGTATGTTCCTGGTCCTTTTGGCATTTTAATTCTCCCAACAGTTTATTCTATCTTTAGTAAATTCCATAGTAATCCAACCCGTACGTTGAATCCCATAGAAGCTATAACGAGCATAATCTGCATATCTGAGGAACGACCCTCCTCTTACATACCATTTTCGTTTTAGACTTTCTTCTCCGTCTTCTATTGTTAATGAATCAATTGGCTTACAATACAACTGATGATTATGTCCTAAAAAGTATACATCTCCATCAGAATAAACCGAAGCCATTTTATCCAATTCTGTGTCTCCGTTCTTAGCTCCACTCTTTCCGTGTCCACTAACAAGAAACCAATCTTTGTCGCCAATAGTAATTTGTGCGTATCCAGGCAATCTGAAATATGGAACATCCATTTCACTTGCTAACGTTTTACATACATCAAAATCTAGTATATTAAAACTTCTTAGATAGTCGTGATTCCCTCCTCTTATAAATAGGCACTTATCCTGTATGGGTTGTACCAGTTTTAAGAAGCTTAGATATTGCTCTTCTGGTGGAATACTTTGCCCTCTTTGATTTATTTTATAATTAGGGGGAATCAGTTCTATCATATCTCCATTACCAAACCATCGTGCGTTTGGGTCTTCATATATAATTTTAATTGCCTCTTGAAATTTTTTCAAATCAAATTCGTGTGCTCCTACGTGTATATCCGTTAATCCGTGTACTCGTAGTTTTTCATTGCTTTTTACTTGGAATAATTTTCCTGGTTCTATGTGCTTCTTGTCGTACTCTTTTACATCAGAAGGTATTGGTATGGAAAACCATTTTCCGCAAGACTTACAGCTAAATTGTTGTTTAACGGTATCTTTGTTGCGTTTTTTACCTTCTTTTTTTGTCAACATACTACTACAATGTGGACATATCATTTTCTTTCCTCCTCGGAAGTTGTTTCTGGAAGTATAGCTCTTGATGCTCCTTCTATTTCTTCAGGACTAAATCCTTGGAACATTCCAACTACTCCAGTTTCTATTTTCTTAACTTGATTACCTAGCGTACCGATTGCTTTTCCTAGTTCTTTTAAAGATTGCAATGCAATATTCTGGTCTTCACTTGTATCAGCTAATTGCTTTAGGGAACCTAATATATATGCATGGTCAATCCCTAGCTCTTTCGCTATTTCTTTTGAAGTTTTTTCTATTTCACTCATTACTCGCTCCTGTTTAAGTAAAACTACAGCTTTTTTTCTAGCCGTGTTACGATTTTTTTCGGTAAATGCTTTCATATAAGCACTCACAGCGTCTTTTCCTACTGCCACGCTAGTGGCAAAAATTTTCTCCCTGTTTGTACATTTGGACCTCTCCTTCACCCTACTAGAAGTATTCTTGATTTTAGTGCTAAATGTGTAGCGATTTGGGTGTTTTTCAAAGTCGGTGTCCATGTAAGTTTTCTTAGAATTGATAAATGTGCCAACTATGGTTCTTACATAGCCTTTAGATTGTTTATAGTTTTTAGAATCTTTTGGATGCGATAGATTGCTGGAAACCTTTAAAAGCTGGACAATACGACCATCATCACTCTTAACCCAATCCCCTTGTTTAGCATCTCTCCATTCGGAGTGAAGTATCCCTTTGGGATGGTCCTTTAAAAACTCATCTTTTGTATCATAGACGTAATGTCTTACGTGTTTAATCTTTTTACTTTCCACGTTTTGATAATTGTTTGTGTAGAGATTCTATTAAATACATAACATCTTTGTGTATAAAATATTTTCTACCATTGATTTCTATGGGTACACTATTAGTTCCTTCGTCAGCATCGCCATCATTTTCAACATATTCCATTGTCATATCTTCATCTTCTAGAATCTGTTTAGAC